ACAGTACTTTCAAAAATCGCAAACCATGCATTCAACTTGGGATACAGTGTTCTTCAAATATTTTTTGAAGACAACCCAAAAATTATCCAAAGAAAACACTTTACCATGTGGACAGGTATTGCACCTGACGAACTTTCTTTCTATAAAGAAGAAGTTATGGAAAAAGTTAGAGAAATTAGGGAATCTACAAAAAATAGATTAATTTTAAAAAAATACCCATCAGATACTCTAACTATGTCTCAAATCAAAAACCAAGTAAGAAAAATGATTGCTGAAGGTAATAAGATTGATTTGATAGTTTTGGATTACATTGATTGTATAGTACCTGATAAAAATTTAGGTGACGAGTGGAAGAGTGAAGGTTCTGTTATGAGAGCTTTCGAGGCACTGTGTCATGAACTTGATGTTGCTGGTTGGACAGCAACTCAAGGAAACAGAAGTTCTATTTCTTCCGATGTTGTTACCACAGACCAAATGGGAGGGTCAATCAAAAAGGCACAAGTAGGACACGTTATTATTTCAGTTGCAAAGAGTCTTCAACAAAAAGAAATGAAACTCGCGACAATAGCTATTACCAAATCAAGAATTGGTCGTGATGGTATCGTGTTTGAAAATTGTAAATTTGATAACGAACTCATGGAAATTGATACTGAAAGTTCAGTAACATTTTTGGGTCTTGAAGAACAAAAAGAAGAACGAAATAGAAATAGAGTCAATGAATTATTGGCAAAAAGAAAACAACAACAAACAATAAATTAAATTTAAGGAGATTAAAAAAATTATATGGACGCATCGCAAAAGATTCTGTCAGACTTAACTGTCTACATGAAGTACGCAAAATTTGTTCCTGAGCTCAATAGACGTGAGACTTGGGAAGAACTTGTAACAAGAAACATGAACATGCATATCAAAAAGTACCCACAATTAGGTGGTGAAATTTTGCAGGTTTACAAATATGTTTATGATAAAAAAGTATTACCTTCTATGAGGTCAATGCAGTTTGGTGGTAAACCAATTGAAATATCACCAAACAGAATTTATAACTGTGCTTATTTACCTATCGACCACTTGGACGCATTTTCAGAAACTATGTTCTTGTTGTTAGGTGGAACTGGTGTTGGTTATTCAGTACAAAAACACCACGTTGATAAACTACCTGAAATTAGAAAACCAAACTCAAACAGAACAAGAAGATTTTTGATTGGTGATTCTATTGAAGGATGGGCAGACGCAATTAAAGTATTAATGAAGTCTTATTTTGGTGAAAATCTTTCAACACCTGAATTTGATTTTTCAGACATCAGACCAAAAGGCGCTAGACTTGTAACATCAGGTGGTAAAGCGCCAGGTCCTCAACCATTAAAAGATTGTCTTCACAAGTTAAAAGGAATGTTGGATGCAAAAGAAGATGGTGAAAAATTAACACCAATTGAAGTTCATGATATGGTTTGTCATATTGCAGATGCCGTTCTAGCAGGAGGGATTCGCAGAGCAGCTCTGATAAGTTTATTTAGTGCTGATGACCACGAAATGATTGCGTGTAAGTCAGGCGCTTGGTGGGAACACAACCCACAAAGAGGTAGAGCTAATAACTCAGCGGCTTTGTTGAGACACAAAATCACAAAAGAATTCTTTATGGATTTGTGGAAAAGAGTTGAGGCTTCAGGAGCTGGTGAACCTGGTATCTATTTTACAAACGATAAAGATTGGGGAACTAATCCATGTTGTGAAATCGCTTTGAGACCAAATCAATTCTGTAATTTGTGTGAGGTAAATGTTTCAGACATTGAATCACAAGAAGATTTGAACAACCGTGTTAAAGCAGCGGCTTTTATCGGAACACTCCAAGCAGGATACACTGATTTTCATTACCTAAGAGATATTTGGAAACGTACAACTGAAAAAGAAGCGTTGATTGGTGTATCAATGACAGGTATCGGTTCAGGTGTTGTTTTGGGTTATGACATGAAAGAAGCGGCTAAACTTGTAAAAGAAGAAAATACAAGAGTTGCTGAACTTATTGGTATTAACAAATCGGCAAGAACAACAACTGTTAAACCAGCAGGTACAACATCATTGACTTTGGGAACATCATCAGGTATTCACGCTTGGCACAATGATTATTACATTCGTCGTGTTCGTGTTGGTAAAAACGAATCAATCTATCAATACTTGGCAATATATCACCCTGAGTTGATAGAAGATGAATATTTCAGACCACACGATACCGCAGTAATTTCGGTACCACAAAAAGCACCTGAAGGAGCAATTTTGAGAACCGAGTCACCATTCCAATTGTTGGACCGTGTTAAGAAAATCACACAAGAGTGGGTAAGACCTGGTCATAGAAGTGGTTCTAACACGCACAATGTATCTGCAACAATCAGTCTAAAACCTGAAGATTGGGAATTGGCGGGTGAGTGGATGTGGGAAAACAGAGATTTCTATAACGGTCTTTCTGTTCTTCCTTACGATGGTGGAAGTTACATTCAAGCACCATTTGAAGATTGTACCGAAGAAGAATATAAAAGATTATTCTCTAAACTTAGTACAATAGATTTGTCTAAAGTCGTTGAAATGACTGATGAAACAGATTTAAGTGGTGAATTGGCTTGTGCTGGTGGGGCTTGTGAAATCAAGTAAAGAAAATAAAAAAACTATTCAGGAAGGGGAAGGCGAACAGCTTTCCCTTTCTTCGTTTTACATTGAAAATGGAAAATATGTTTTTACTAAAGAATTTCATTTAAAACGAGGATATTGTTGCGGGTCAGGTTGTAGACATTGTCCTTTTTATCCTGCTCACAAAAAAGGGAACACAACTATATTTATTGAAAATGGCTAATGGTATAACATATGGTGTAAACTTTCCTTTTACCGATTCTTTGGTTGGTGATTATTTATCACTATCACAAAATCCCGACCAAGAAACAAGAAGTAATTTAGTTCATCTTTTATTAACAAGAAAAGGAAGTAGATATTATTTACCTGATTTTGGTAGTAGATTATACGAATTTATTTTTGAACCTTTTGATGGAATTACATTCGAGGCGGTTAAGGATGACATTCGTGATACAGTAAGTAAATACATACCAAACTTAGTAGTTAATGATATTATTGTATTACCATATGAGGAATATGAAACACAATATAGTTCAGTAGGCACCATTAATTATGAAAACTTAGGTAATGGAGTATATAGAGTGGCGGGTAGAGGGACATCAGAATATACTGCTAAAATAAGAATTGATTTCACAATAACCGATAATACGTTTCAATCAAGAGACTTTATAATTATTAATATATAAAATGGCAGAAAGAAGAATATCCTATACCGTAAGAGACTTTGCGGCTATTAGACAAGAATTAATCGACTATACAAGGAAATATTACCCTGATTTAGTTAACAACTTTAATGACGCATCTATTTTTTCTGTGTTATTAGACTTAAACGCGGCGGTTACAGATAACCTACATTATCATATTGATAGAAGTATACAAGAAACAGTTTTAGAGTTTGCACAACAAAGAAGTTCATTATATAATATCGCTCGTACATACGGTTTAAAAATACCTGGTAATAGACCATCAGTCGCTGTTTGTGATATTACAATTAACGTACCTGTTGGTGGTGATAGACCTAATGTAAATTACATGGGCACAATTAAAGCGGGTTCACAATTTATTGGTGCGGGACAAACATTTGAAAATTTGACCGACATTGTTTTCTCAAGTCAATTTAACGCCTCAGGACAACCAAACCAAAAAGTTATACCTGTATTAGACGGAACAAATAGAGTTATTAGTTATAATATAACAAAAAGAGAATTCTTAGTTAACGGTATAACTAAAGTGTTCAAGAGAGTAATTACATCATCAGATGCTATACCATTCTTTAATTTATTTTTACCCGAAAGAAACGTATTAAACGTAACTTCAATAATTCAAAAAGATGGTATAACATATGAAAACATACCAGCGTATTCTGAATTTATTTCACCTGTTGGTAGATGGTATGAAGTTCCAGCATTGGCAGAATCGAGAGTGTTTATTCCTTTTGCAGGTAAAACCGCAAGTCAGGGTATAACACCTGGTATTTACATAGATACTAACAATAGATTCATAAGTGAGTTTACACCTGAAAACTTTATGAAGATTACTTTTGGTGGTGCAAACGCAACTGCCGACGAACAGTTGGCTACTTTTACACAAACAGGTGTAATACCAAGATTAAACGATTATCAGAATAACGTAAACTTAGGTTTGATACCAACACCAAATACAACATTGTTCATTCAGTATAGAGTTGGTGGTGGATTAGAAAGTAATTTAGGTGTAAATGTAATTAACACCGTTGGTAATTTAACTATGGTTTTTGATGGCTCAACTAACGCCACCGAACAAGCGAGAGTAATAAGTTCAGTACAGATTACAAACGTTACTGCTGCTGTTGGTGGTGCAAACCCACCTTCAATTGAAGAAGTTAGGAATCTTGTAACATATAATTTTAGTACCCAAAATAGAGCGGTAACTATTGGTGATTATTATGCACTTATCAATAGAATGCCAGGTGTTTATGGTGTCCCTGCTAAAGTTGGAGTTTTAGAATTAAATAACCAAATATACATTGCAATATTAAGTCAGGACACAAGCGGTAAAATGACACAACAAGTTCCACAAG